TTGTGCATTCTGGAATCCAGCTTGCCTTAATCCAGCTGATGACTGAGCTAACTGTTGCGCCACATTCCGGCCAAGTTCTGCCTCAGCAATGCCGTGTCTTGAGCCGCCAAATGCTCCAGCTGCTTGAGCCTGAGCGCCAAGACTGTTTAATCCCATTTGAGCGCCGCGCAGTATATCGGCCTCGTTAGCGCGTATAACTTGCTCTGTAAATGGATTCTGATATTGACCGATGTCTGTCGTTGCTAACTGCCCAGCCTGCACTTGCTGTGGCGTATATCCCATGCCAGCAGCAGCGCCCATTCCAGCGCCATATATTCCTTGCGCCGCCGCTGGATGTACATTTGGTATTCCTGCACCAGCCAGAATTTGTCCTTTAAACAAACAATCTGTTATATGCCGCTACTTGCTGTGGTCTACGGCTTTGTAGTTCGGCAAGAGCCTGATCAAACAACGCTCCAGATGAATATCCTTGCATACCGCCAGCGAAAGTTTGTGGCGTTGGCGCCATATTCATCATTGGAGTAATTGTCCCTTGCGGAACGAGTCCAAATGCCTCTGCTGCATTAATATTTGAGCCAAATGCAGCCATTTGAGTTGGATTAAATGCTGCTATGTCAGGCCCGTAATATGGCATATAACCTATTCTTTGAGCCTGTTCAGCACGAGCAATATTGCGCTCAGTTGGCGCTTGCACCCATGCTGGGACTGTATTTTCTGTTTTTTGGCTACCGCCTTTGCCACCGCCGCCCATTTATATCTCCCTTTTAAGCGTTGTAAACTGGTAATTCCAGCCCAATTTGTCTAAAACTCTTTCCCATCCCGGCCTTCCAGCTATAGTCATTGCGGTACATCCGTTAGCCTTGGCGAACTCAGCAAATGGCTCGTTTAGGACTAAAATTTCGTTAAGCCTACCACCAGCTAGGAAAACGTGAAATGTTTTTTTTCTTGGAAATTCCAATATTTCTGTTATCGCACAACTATTCTCAAGAGGCCAAAACTGATAACGGTGACTAAGAACACCAAGAGTAATGTCGTCAAAGTTATGAGTGCCACCGGAATAGTCCAAAGCATTCTCAATCCATACTCGACATCTAACCAACTCTTCAGTGACACTGTTTTTTGGCTCATAACTCATGGGACGTACAACTCACTCACAGATAACGTTACTGACGGTGACGCTGGGCAAAATGCTGTTGCCGCCGTCGTTGAGAGAGAAGCCGCCAAGTCGTCCGTGGCGAACATCGCCTGTAAATAGTCATTTGCATTCACCTCAAATATGCCAGATCGAGCCACAATCTTCTTTTGATTGTTTGACTCAAGAGTTGTCACCATTGTTGAGTTCGCCACATCAGTGCCGTTAACTCTAGGCCAGAAATAAAATGTTTTTGAACTCGATGATGAGGATATAAGTTCAGCAGTAAAACTTAACTCATACACGCCAGATCGATCAAATACAATCTTGCTCGCGTCAGTGCCATCTACCGAGATATTGTGTGAATACGCCGTTGTATCCCATGTGATCGCTGTCGCCGTATTGATTGTTGTAGCAGACTGGCTGTTGAAATCGGCAAAGAATCCGTATGAGTTCTCGCCGTATGGAACTGGCAAAAACTCACCATCAACTGACAGCACCATGTGTTTCTTGGTCTCGTCCCACAGCATGATGCCGTTCTCGGACGCTGATTCTCCAGTTAACTTAAAGTCTAGTTTGTTTTTAGTGCGAGCAATAAAGTTGTTAAGGCGCTCTGCCCACTCGCGCCAGCTGCCGCCTAACGGTGGAGGAGTTGCGCTCAACGCCTACCTCCCGGCTTCGCCTCTATGCGCATCGTTCCAACTCTCCAGTCTGAGTTGATTGCTGTCTCAACTCTCATCCTCACCTGTCTCCCACTGAATCTGACGCTGGTCGGATTTGACATCGAGAATGATCCGAACTCTGACTCAGTGCCGTTTGGATACAACCTTGTCTTAAACTTAGCAGTAACGTCTCCCTGAGATAACTCGTCTGGAATGAGATCAGTGACGTGCATAATGTTATCACCGTTGCCCAAACTAATCGGCCCTGACTCAACAAACATTGTCGCACCAGAATGGTTAAATCCATACTCTTGGAAATAAAGATTCCCACTTGCATCTGCCCAGATTGGATATCGCAAAATACCTGTGTCAATTGCGGAAGTTCGTGATAACTCACCAATCATCCAGATGTTGTCTTTGTAGTCGTATGCAACGTATCTATTGTTCTCAGTTGAGTCACTGCTTGGATAGAACCACCAGATCTCTGAATAACGACTATTGTGAGTGCCGTAAACTTTACTGACTTGGTTATTGTTTATATCGCGGAATACATGATCGCTGACCTCGCAGTTAAGTTCGCGAACAATTGATCCGTCAAATATAAAGAATCCTTTTTGCCCCATCCAGAATGCGGCCTGATCAACAGCAACGAGAGACTTCGGCGAATCAGTACCGCAAGCCGAGCCAACACGCTCAAATCCGTACACATACGGTGGGCCTTGATAAGTTGCCAAGTGAGCATCAACGTCAGTAACAATCAAAGTACGACCTCGAACTCTCGCCGCAGCCCTAACAGATCCAGCAGTCTGTAACTCTATATCTCCGGCCTCATTCGTTGCCGCCGGAGTCCAAGACGTTAGATCCTCTTTATCGCACCACTGTATCTTTCGTGGATTACTATCTGCGCCCAAGGCGAACAAGAATCGCTCCTCGGTAACAATCAGCCCTTCGTTTCCTGTTGGTGCATTTGCTATTGGCGCGGCAACACCGCCGCCGTCCACGTCCCAAAGATATAATTTCTTATCTGTGGTCGCACACGCAACCAAGTCCTCGCCAAAGTTATCAATTGACCAAGTCGTCGCTGGCAACCAGTTTGATGATGGAGATCGAGGCGTGTTGTAGTATCCGGCGTTATACAAGCCACCGCCGTATCCAGTATTCTGAACTGCGCTCTCTCGACCTACAGAGAATGAAGTTGGAGTTATATCGGTAACAGTTCCAGCAGAACTGATCGCATACAGTTTTTCGTATGTCCCAGCCGCCAAGTTATTGTTGAAGTCTAAATCACGCCATCCGTGCATGCCTCTTGGCGCGGCTCCAATCCCTGACGTTACAAAATCTGTCCATCCACCAACTGGGCGCATACTGCCCTCAGACCAACGAACTAAACTTCCATCACGCCATCGGTTAGACTGCTCAAACTCTGTGCCGTTTTTGTAAACTCCCGGCGGTAACTTCAACGGTATTAAGGCCATCCTATTTCCTTACCATTTGCCAATTGGACACTTCGCCAATTCCCATTTCGTTTTTAAAGCAAGAACGCATCCACACTCAGTGCAAATGCCTAACTTGCTCTTATCGCATTTGTCACAAATGCTTTTTCTTTTATCTTGCGTCTCTTTATCAATTACCATGACAAGAATACAGCGCCCTGACTTCCACTAACACCACTTAATTGTCCAGCAATTACGTTACCGCCTCGACCACCTGATCCATAACCAGTGCCATTATTGCCTCCAGCGCCACCATAATAAACTCCATAACCACTGCCACCACTAACACCGTTTGGTGATCCTCCAGCACCTCCGCCACCGGGCTGTCCAGACGTTCCGCCAGAACCTCCAGTAGCACTCACAGATCCAGAGCCACTAGTCACAGACGATGTCCCACCAGCATAACCGGGAGGATTTCCACCGCAGTTAACAAATCCACGACCAGATCCACCAGCACCGACAACAATTGTTATTGATTCTCCCGGAGTAACCGATAATGATTGATTTGTTCTGTAACCTCCAGAGCCACCGCCACCGCCGGGGAATCCATCGCCGCAGAACCAAGATGCACTACCTCCACCGCCGCCAGCATAAACAGACACTGTCATGGTAGACACACCAGCAGGAACAGTTAGAGAATATGTACCAGCGCTAGTGTAGCTTTGAGATCCCGGCGTATAAGTGGTCGCTCCATACATATTGCTGAACTTAATCTGCCCAGATGTCGGAACATTATTATTTAAAGCAACGTCGGCAACTTTCCCGCCTCCGCGATAGAACTCACTCATGGAATGTGGCGCTGAATCGTCGAATTCAGACGCTATCTCTGACAGCTTTATTTGGCCTGAACTCTGTATAGCCATTATTTATTTCCTTTTAGCTTGGCTACCTCGTCACTTAGTTCCTTAATAGCCTCAATCAGCAATGCATGAAGTGCATCATAACGCACTGTCTTATATGCTTCACCATCATTTTGCTTAAGAGGAATCTCTTTTTCCGTAACCGCCTCTGGCAACACTTTTTCGACATCTTGAGCGATTACACCAGCAGACACTTTCCCGTCTGTTTTGTACTTAAATGTTACGCCTTTTAACTGATTGACTTTCTCAAGCGCGCCATCAACAACTTTAATGTCTT